TATGTTTTGATAATAATAGTTCTTTAGCCTTTAATAAACCCTTTTCTTGCCATTCGGTTTTTTTCTTATGTGTTGTATCTTCATGATAAAATGGAAAATTTTCAGCCGATATTCCTTTTATTTTATATCCCATTGATTGTAGTCTATATGACCAATCCGTATCTTCATATCCCCATGTTCCTTTTTCTTTATTACCAAACACAGGATCAAATCCACCAACCTGTCTCCATACTTTTACCGGCACTAATAAACAAGCAACAGATAACACATGTGATTTTAATGGATCGAACCATGTGCATATTGGGCTAACAGCACCAATATCTTTTTCCTTGATTATTTCTTTATACATAATATCAAGCCAATCATCATCAGACCATTTTCCTAATATTTCTGCATCATCATCAATAAAACAAATATATTCAGTTTCAGATGGTCTAATACTTGCTCCAATATTTCGAGCCTGACTAACTGATAGTTCTTTATCTAAATTTTTATAACTCATTATTCTGTAAAAATCATCTTCTGTTAATAAATATTTATTAAAACAGTTTCTGACATTTTCCATCAGATTTGTAAATTTACATCGTGATCCTTCTGATGGGTCATTGTTTATTATGATCCATGAATATAAATCATTTCTATATTTTAAAACAGTATGAATCAAATTAGCTAATTTTTCGTGTGTTCCGTGAGTCACGGTGACAAGATGAATTTTAGGTTTTACTGAATTTAACAAAATTTCTTTAGGATATATTCTTCCATTATTACTAACTATATCAGCTTTTTCTAACTCAACTTCGATTTCTTTATTTTCCTCTGGTGGAACATATCCAGAAATTCCAGATGAAAAATTATTTTTAAATCTTTCGATAAATATTTTTTCATCTTGTTCCCAAAGTTCTGTTTTATTTTGAATGCCATTATTGTCAGTTCTAATTCCACCAAATAAAGGATGGTAATGAAAACATATTGCTTCAGGACAAACAAGTAATTTACCTTTATTTAAAAATAAACGATATGATGTATCTGATTCTTCCCTGTGGGCCACTTTTGAATACCCTAAAAAATAACCACCTATATTTTCTAATGATAATCTTCTATACATAAAACCACTATGAAGATGTTCAACTTCTATATTTCCTCTAAAATTTTTAAGTATATTCATTTGCAATGAACCATTTACATCAATATGATTCTGATCAATTAATGTTATTTTTCCAATTTTTTCATAATCTAGTATTTGATCAAGATCAATAATTTGTTCTGATATATTAACAAAAGGTAAAAGATATATTGGACCAACTGCAACTATATCATCGGTTGTAAAACAATTAATTAGTTTTTCAATACAATCTGATTGTAACGTTACATCATCATCTAAACGTAAGATAAAATCTGATTTAGAATTTTCTAATAATAATTGTCCAGCATAATGTGGTCCTTTTTGTTTTCCTTTAATTATTTCAATTTTGTGTCCTAAATTTTCATGTAATTTTAATAATGATTTAAATGTTGAATTTTCATATAAAAAATTATTTGAATTGTCATCAATTATAATAATATCAAAATCTTGATATGTTTGATTAATTAATGAATAAATAAGTAAAGAGATTTCAATCCCCCGATTACAATTTAAAATACCAACTGTCAATTTTTTCATTATTCGTTCTCCAATTTTGTATGCGTCCAACACACATTTCGCTTAATATCTGATACCGTTACTCTATTAACACCAAATATTTTTCCAATTTCTTTTTGAGTCAATTTATTTTCTTTTAATAATAATTTAATTTGAATAACATCTTTTTCAGTTAATTTAGATGATGAATTCTTTTCACCACGTTTCGATTTCAAACCATTTTTGTATGCATGTTTCTCATTTTCTGATCTAGTACACCATTCTAAATTTTCTAATCTATTATCTGATTTTATTCCATTAATATGATTAACTTCTAAATTATTCATATTTTTAATTGGATTAAAAGATTCTAGAACCAATCTATGAATTTTTTTATTATATCTTCTTTTATTTTTAAATAAAATAATATGTAAATATCCATGTTTAGAACCTGGACGTAAGATCCGTCCAGGTTTATATTGTTTTATATTTTTTAAACTTTTAACTTTTCCTAAATTACTAATCATATAATCTGAAAAATTATTTATTATCTTCCAAATTTCCAATGTTTCTCTCCTTTTCACATTCTAACTGAAATTCTTTACACTTCTTACAAGGATTAATTCCTCTTAATATTTGGAAAAACTTCGCAATGATCTCAAATAATCGAAAATCATCACTTTCATACATTATACAAAACATTTTAAAGAATGATGTACATTCTTTAATTCCTAAAATATGTAAATATTCATGATATATAATTTTAGCGTTGGCCCAATCAATACACCAAAATAACCATTTCGGTGCATATGATCTTATATATCTTTCTTCTCTTTTAGCAAATCCAAATGGTCCAAAAGACCACGAGCCATCTGATACAAGCGTATAGATGGCATCGTGATTAATATTCCATTTCTTTAAATAATCTTCAATTTTTGAAATGCTTCCTGAATAATCTTTAGATTTTATCATTCTGGTGTAATATCTTCTGAATTTGTTAATTCCCATGTTTGACCACCGGCTAATGTGAATTCTCCGGCTGTATATGTTTTTTCAAACAATCTTCCACCATCAGCTTCTTGAATTACTTGAGTTGTTCCTTCAGGAACCATTGCTTGTCCAATAACATTACCCTCTTCTTCAGATATCTCAATAACTTTTGTTAAATTATATGCAATCCAATCTCTAATCACTTCTTCATCACCAGTCATTATCATCAAGTTTGTATATTTAGTTTCATATACATTAGACATTGGAATTGAACATTGAACTGTATCTGGCCAACGTGTTGTGCAATCTTCACTATAAACTCTTCATTCAATATTTAATGCTTGATATTTAACATATATTGTTGACATGATTTATTTTCCCCCCCTTTAAGAAAAATATTTAAATTGCAAAATAAGATCTCCAATTTTCGTAAACTTGATTTTTATCTTTGTTTACGATTTCTGGATGTCCATAAAAAACACCATTTGTTTTATCTACATGTATACCTTGAACGCCTGTATCTGTGATTATATCATATTCTAAATCTCTAGCCTTCTGACAGATATATGTATCTTCTGTAATGGTTGGTCTTCCTTTAATTGTACATGTTCTATACCATGGTGGTTCCATTTTCTTAAAAACTTCTGTTTTAATTAATGTAATACCTGATGGGAGTACTAATGTATTATGAATAACATCACCAATTTTATAGTTCTCAATTGATGTCGGTCTGTTTTCTTCATCAACATGCATACCAACAGATTCTAATGGAAAATATTTTCTATAATAAAAACCACCGACTATATCTGCTTTATGATGTATTAATTGAACTAAAGCATTCGCTGGAATTATAACATCATCATCAACAAAGAAAATATAATCAACACCTTCTTTTATGGCTTTATGTACCAAAAAATTTCTTGCATCTGGAACTGTAAAACCATATGGTTGTTCTAGAGAAACATCAAATGCTGCTGGTGTTTGCATTCTGTAAAAATTAGTTGCATTTGAATCACTCTGTGCTCTATGTGGAGTTCCTATCATTATTGTACGAACTTTACGTGTAAAAAAGCTTTGAGTGATTGGATCTTTCTCCATCATTTCTTTTTTAGATGTAAAATCTACTTGACAAGAACTATTATCATCATTTTGATTGGCACTTTTAGTAGGAAGTTGAGCAGGAGGTTGATTTTGTTTATTGTTAGTTAGTTGATTCTGATTATCGTACATCAATTGTTTATTTTTCATATATTGATTTGCCATTTCTTTATTTTCAGGAGCCTGAGCAAAAGACATAAAATGTTTAACAACATGTTCTCTCTCTGCTCCATCTAATAATGACATATTCTGAAGTCTTTGTCCATATCGTTTAATATATCTTTCAGCATGATGTGCTTCGAAATCATCAAGGCCATGTTTAACTAAAGGTTCCAATTCTTTAATTATTCGAGTCCAATTTTTAATTTCTTTCATTCTTTCTTTTGCTGTTTTCTTCTGTAGAATAAGACCAAATTGTTTTTCTTGAATTTGAACTTTTTTCTTCTTTAATCTAGCATCAATTTTCTTTCTTTCGAAATCTTTTTCTGTGTCAAAATCTTGATTATATAAATATTCTAATTCCTCTACCTGAGCTTGCATATATTCAATATCCGCTAACAATTTTTTATGTTCATATCCAAGTGAAATAAATTCCTGTACATGAACAGCCTGTTCTCCAATTGCTTGCCAATATTTTGAATCAGGTGTTGGGTGTTCGGCATCACTTAGAACGCCATATCTCATTTCAAATTCAGATCTAAAAAATGCTCTTTTTACAAATCTTTCTTGAAATTCTCCTCGATGTTCTTGAAGATAATCAATATCTTCAGGTTTAACTAAATCGAGATCTTTCAAAACATTTAATTTATCAGATGTGTATAATAACATAGGTACTTCATTTTTTTTGTAAATTTCGATAGTATTTCTTAATTCTTCTTCTTCTGTAATATCTAATTTTTCATCTTGGTTTTCGATGTTTTCTTTTAATTCTTCATCCATACGATAGATTCTCCTTTTTTATCTATTTGTTACATCTCTTAAAAAAATGAACTCAGTCTAAATATTAAAATGATGTATTTGGAATATAATGAACTGTAACTGATGATGATGTTCCATTATATACTAAAAAGCTTGTTCCTGTTGAACCAACTTTAAAAGTTAACCATTCATTTGCTCCAGAAATACCGACATCTCTTGATATATTTAACCACATTAATCCTGATACTCCATATCCACAACCAACTCTTTCTACTTCATTTGGCCCATGTTCTAATGCTATATATCCTTGTACATCACCACCGCCTAAACCCCATGTAAATCCGGCAACTTTCATATCAACATGATATAAACCAGTTCTTCCTGGTGCAAATGATTTTCCATCCCAAGCACTACCAAAATCATATAATTCTGTTTTAAAAATATCTGTTGTTGATTGACTAATTAATATATAACTATTTGCTGAAACATGAGCTGAAAAGGCA